CCTTCGCGGGTTTCCCCCGCCCCCTGGTATTCGTAGAAGAGAATATTCCCTTTACCGTCATTGACCGGTACCGGCCACTTGGTTTTGAAACCAATGGAGGCAAAATCGAAGATACCGGCCTCGAGCTTCACCAGGTCGGTTTCTTCAATGCCTTTCTTGGGGATGTAGAACCAGGGGGACATGAACTGCACTTCGCTCAATCCCTCCGGCAGTTTCAACTCGGCGCCGGTTTCGGCGATAGCCTGCGAGAGTGGCATCTTCTCCAGTTCACAATCGAAGAATTTGCCGATGGCGCTTTTTACGGAACGGGAATGATCGAGAAGCACCGACTTGCGGATGGCGGTATCAACAAAGCCTTTCAGGGTGAACTCGCTGAAACGCTCGTTGTCACGGTCAATGCAGTTATTGGCCAGTCGCATCTGGCCGATGTAAAGCTCATCGGCGGTGAAGGTGCGCTTGGTGAAGGTGTTGATCTTGGCAAGCTGTGACTCGTCCGGAGAAATGGGAGAAACCTTCAGGCCGTAAAACAGCTCCTTGTCGCCGGTCTTCATTTTCATTTCTTCGTCCCCTCCATCTGCTTTCCGTCGGGTGCGGGCTGCTTGCCGGTCATGGTTTGCTCTCTGCCTTCTTTTGCCATTGTGAGTACCTTTTTATGCAGTAGGCTTCTGCGTAACACAGAACAAGGTCCTGTTCTGGCAGATGAGGACACTTTTTCAAGTGGCCAGCGCTTTACAAATTCCGCAGGCATCCGGTGCCGGGACGAACTTCACCAGCCATTTGCCGTTTACCTCCTGCACCGTATTGGCGCAGCGGCAGCGGGGATGAGTATCCTTGCCGGCAACAATCCCCTTCTTGACATTGATGCCGCGCTCTTTCCATTCATCGAGCTTGGCCTGTTCGGCGGCGACGCTCATTTCGGTGCGGGCCAGGCGCTCCCAGCTGCTGTTCTGTTCGCCGAAGAGTCTGCCCAGTCGCTCAGCCACGGACAGGGGGTTACTGCCCGCCAATACGTGGGCCTGCAGCTCCGGGATGATCTTGCCGACGATCTGCCGGGTGGCGTTGTCCTTGAGCATCTGGAAGCCGTTCTTCACCAGCTCGTCGTAAATCTCCCGGTTTTTGATGATATCGAGGATCGGCCGGACTTCCCCGACCAGGTTGGCTGCCTGGATAAGCCCGAGGCTGTAACTCTGGCCGTAATACCAGCGGAGCGGCGAACCATCCACCGGCGCATACTCGCCGACAAAATCCTTCATGGTATCCATGATCCGCTGCCGCTCTTCAGCCGAGAAGGTGAAGGCATCGCCGTCAATACCTTTAGGCATGGGTCCAAGCTTGAGGACTGCCAGGCACTTCTGGCGGACTTCGTCCCAATCGGCTTTCAACCGGGTTTCATACTCGGCTTCGATCCGATCCAGTTCCGGCCAGGGCGTGGGGCGATGGAGCTCCTTTTCGCCGGTAATCCCCTTGCAGCCGCAACTGCAGCCGTCATCATGTAAAGCCTTGCCCGGCTTAGGGGTGGATATCTCCACCGGGAGGCCGGTGCCGGCGGTATGCTGCATCTGATCGGCCTGGGCGTTAAGGAATCTGGCTTGAGCGCGGGCAACTTCATCACGCAGATTCGGGGTTTCGAATTTAACCCCCCAGTCGCCCGGCTTGTTTTCGTCCATGGATGTGTTGATGCTCTTCCACTTCCGGCCGCGCAGGGAGAGGGCAGTCGAGCAGATGCGGATATAATCCGGCAGCATGGCGAACTGGCGGATTTTGGAATCCTGCAGCACGGTTTCCACTTCAAGGGAGGCCATTCTTTCGCCAACCGCCCAATAAATGCCGAGCATCCAGGCCGGCAGGCCGGTTCTGCCGACGATCTGTTCAAGGAGATGGCGCAGCGGGATCTCTGCCGGGATGATCTTGCCGTCGGCGCCAATGACAGCCACTTTGATTTCTGAATCAGGATCGTGGGCGGTGACCAGGTCGGCGCTGTTACCCATGGACTTTGCCCGCGCAATTCTGGTGAAGGTGGTTTCCAGCTCCTTGCGGCGCTCCTCGAGGGCGGTTGCACCGAGATTCTTCTTGCTGGTTTTGTAATCAACATGGAAAGAAGGATCCCCCCAGCGTCTGAAGACATGCTGAAAAGATGTCTGGATGGTGGCGAGGATCCCGGCGCAGAATTCGGTGGAGCGCATGACGCTGACGCCGTGGGGGTCGGTGTTCTCGTTGTTAAAGCTGAGATACATCTTGTTGGCCGGGTTCAGTTTCTTCTCCTGCCAGCCGTTTGCCGTGAGGAGACCGCTGAAAGGTGAAGTCAACGGACAGGAGAGAGCCTGCATGATGTTCTGTCCGTTGGTAGAGGGGAATCTCTGCCGGGCCGCGTTGGCGTCCATATAGCGGAGGTATGGTTCGGTGCGGCCCTGTCCATTCAGTCGAAAAGAGATGAACTTGGAATCGGCAACCCTGAGCTCGGCAAGGTCTTTCATGTTCGGGGTGGCGAGCATTTCGCCAAAGGCAAAGCCCTGTTCGAAGGCTTCGTTGCTGTGATTGGCCTGATAGGCGTTCAGCCCTTTCTGGTGATCGTTGACCGGGATGTTGAGGCAGATATCTTCCAGCTCCGACACCAGCTTGTCGTTATCACCAATGATCTTGATGGTGCCGTTCATGGAGACCAGCCGATTGATGGCTGCGTCGAAGATTGGCACTTTTTCGCGCATGGTCTCGTAGAACTCGCCGGTGACCTTGCGCAGCAGCATCATGTTGTCGAACATCGGTGTCAGCGGCCCCTGTGGCAGCATCGGGGTGAATTGGGCTGAGGATGACAGACCGCCGCCACTGTCTGCCGGCGCTTTACTTTTTGTCCTGCTTCCGGAGTTGCTCATATTCTGCTCCTGTCTCAACACGCCCAGAGGTCGTCAACCTCGCAGCCGAGTATTCCGGCCAACTTTGCCGCCCGCTGGGAATCGATGAGGTGGTCATTGTCCTTGCTGTAGATCCTCTGCCGCTCGCCCTGCCGGCAGGTGTGGTTGGTGTAGGCGGAAATGATGTCTTCATCTGCCGGGTATTCCATCTCCTGCCGCTGTACTTTCTTGACGATATGATCGGTGGCCAGTTCCTTCAGGTTGATCTTGAACGGCTTTTCTGTTTTCAGGTCGAGCAGCGGCTCGCCATTTTCATCCACGTTGTCGGTGGCGCTCTGGAACATGAAGCCGCTGAGGCGGTCGGCATAATTCTTCCTGTCATATATCTGCAGACCCTGGAGATCGTGGGCCACGGCGCTGCCGGCGTTGCCGAAGTCAGTCCCCCATTTGAGCGTTTCCTGCTGCTGGCCGTAAATATCATCCATGGCGTCCAGCGCCTGGCACTGCTGATCATAGGTGACTTGCTTCAGTTGCAGTCTGCCCACCAGCCGCTCACGCTTGCCGATAATGTTCCAGATGGTGATTTCGGTTGGATCCGGGCGGAAACCGAAGTCACCGCCGCCGTGTTTCAGCCCGTGAACGGCGGTGAAGTAGCCGCGGATCAGCCGCTTGAATTCGGTATCGCCGTTTTCATCGAAGGCGAAGAGAACGGCGGCTGAATAGACTTCATCCAGCAGGAGCTTGTGCCGCGGGGTGGGACCGTCCGCGCCGACCTCAAATTCACAGCGGTAACCGCTGACCAGGACTTCTCCCTTGCCTTCATCGACCAGCACCTTCAGGCAGCGGTATTCGGGAACGTCCTTGACACAGAGTTTGAACTGGTTCCAGGGGAATACCGGGTTGACCGGGTCGCCGTGCTCGCCCTTGACGTTGTGACGGTAATCCGGTGAATCCTCGCCGCCGTAGCGCTTGATGTAGAACTGCTTCCGCTCCGGGCTCCAGTAGGGGAAGGGCATCATGTCCTTGCTCCACCGGTAGCGGGTGAAGATCATGTTGTCCGGCATCTCCTTGGCGGTTTCGAGCTGCGGTTTTTCGGCGGCTTTCGGGTCGATATCCGTGGGTGGCCAGCATTTCTCGGCGGCCTGGGTGAGCTTGAAGTATTCCGATTCGCGGACACCATCCGGAACGGAGTAGATCCGGGCAACCGCTCCCGGTTTGGCGGCCCGCCAGAATTCCGACCAGCATTTCGTGTTGTGATCTTTGGCGGCTTCATCCTTGATAACGAAGGTACGGGCGTGAACGCCGCGGTAGGCCTGGCCGTCGTGTCCGGACGGTCGGTAATCCTCTTTGAACGGCGCTTTCGGGTCGCCGAATTTGAACTGGTGATGGGGCTGCTTTTTGTGGCGTAGCAGTGAATGGGAAAGAACCGGGTTCCAGTCGAGCTGCTCGATTTTGGAGTCGATTATCTCATCGAGATGAATCTGCTGCGGTGCGCCGATCAGACCGGAGCCGTTGCGCACGGTAAAGTTCTGCCAGAGCGTCCAGGCGACAATCTCGCGGGTTTTACCGACTTCAGCGCCGTCCTGGTGGACAACGCTGCCGGGATCGCGGAGGCTGGGGATCTGGTAGTCGAAAAACTGGTAAGGGTCACGATGGTCCGCATCTTCCGGCTCGCGCAGAAAGGCGGTGCACCAGAGAAGGGGATCAGCGCAGATGATGGCGAGCTGGAAATACTGGAGCCGTTCGCGCAGGTCTTTGCCTTGTTCGTTGAAGGGGTAGGGAAATTCACCGCGGGCAATCTGGTGGTGCGTCCAGTCAAGATCAGCCAGGGTCTGTTCGAAGATGTCACGCGGGACGATGATTCCTTTACCCAGGTCC